GTAATATTTGAAGGCTGGGGGCGGTTCGCGCCAGCAGAGCCCTCTCCAAAATGTTTTTGTGCAGCGTGTTCATTTTTTTTCTCCTTTCGGTTAAACAAAAAAGGCCGGGGCGAAACGCCCCTGCCCCGTTATTTCTCCGCCCCGCCTCCGACGGCAACCAGGTAGTAGTCAATCCTTGCGCCCTCCGGCAGCTGCTTCGCCCCCTCCGGCAATCGCGCCCCCATATACTGCGCGACAATGACGTTGTCGCCAGGCTGCAGCCGCACATTAATGCGGTTGACGGGGACGTCATACACGGCCAGCTCCTGCGATACAAGCCTGGCGATGTCAGCGTGTCCCATAAAGCTGATAGGGCGCGTCTCAGCTACCAACCGTCTCACCTCCTCAATGGACGCCCGTTGATAACGCAATGTCCCGCTGCCCTGCAGCATGGACAACGCAAAGGCATTTCCGATATACCAGGTCATAATACGCCTCCTTTATTGTTGTGTAGTCCCTTCAAACAGGTCAGGTATAGCCCGGGCGGTTAAACCCGGGCGTTTGGTTATTCTCTAAAATCATCAACCCGCCCCGTTTCGATATACATCAAGCAATCCCCGCAAATCTCAAACTCCGCAATATCCTCCGGGGCTGCACCGGGGTTGAGGATATAGAGTATGTATCTTTCCCCGGCCTCAGGCCTTTGACATATAGGGCAGGGAATGTCGGAGTACGGTTCATAATAATCCCCATTATCAGTAGTCATTAGTTCCCCGTATTGCCGGCCTAGCTCCTGCAGGCGGGCATCAACGTGTTCTTTGTATTGCTCATAAGTCATGTCCTGTCTCCTTTACTGAAAAAATGTTTGCCCTTACTAATAGCACATAGTGTGCCAAACTGTATGTTGCTGATATGCTTAGAGTATATGGTTATTGATATGAGGATATAATGGATAATGTTTTCGCAGGGCGGGTTGACGTATGTTAATTTCGGGGCTAAATGGTTGATATTATTGTGGGGGTTAGTGCGTGATTATTATGCAGCGGTGCCGAAAATTAGGCGGGGTTGAGTGCGGTTAGGTGAGGCTAATGTTGTTAGTGGTGCTTAACTTAGTTAGACGTGTCTAATTGTGTTAGAGGGGACTAACTTGTGTCCGCCCTTATTCCCTGCTTGCCGCTGAATGTCGCGGTATCACGATTTTTTGATTCGTGACACCGGAGAACGCCTACCACTAGTCTGACGTTGGCCTGAGTTCCTTAATGATTTTGTTTGGCGGCTGCTGCTGCTGCGGGCGGGGGCGTTTGTGTGCGCATATAAGGAATATAGAGAGGGGCGCACGGGCGGGGCGGCCGGCCGGAGCCCCCCGCGCCTTGGCTTGTCCGCTAAAAATAGAGGGGCCCCTTCGCCCCACTTTCTATTAGCCTCACTTAACCCCCTTCCGATAGCCATTAGCCATACTAATCCCCCCACCCCTCTCGCCTCATCGCGACGCCGTTTCCCCCACTTTTACTCCCCCCACCCTTAACCCCCAAAATCCTACATTTTTGTACCGACACCCAAAAAAATAGTGTGTGTTTTTTAGACTTTATGCGTTGACTGCGTAAATCACACGCAAAAAAAAGTTCTCTCGTATTATCCAATGGTTAAGTACTCTGGAAGAAAAAAGTACTTGACAAGGGTTTTTGGGTGTGCTCTGTACGTACGTACGTGTTTTGTAGGTTGGGGTGTTAATGGTACCGTACCTGAGGTGTTGTAAACACCTCTTGGTTCTCCTCCTCTAAAGAAATATATCTTACGAACCCTCTCCGTGCGAGCGTTAGCGAGTCACGGAGGACAACCGAGCGCAGCGAGGGCGTCAGTGCCTTTTTTGGTGAGAAGTGTGTTTTTAGCTTAAGCTGCACTTAAAACCTTTTCTAGATACAAGAAAAGAAGAGCCTCTCTACAAAAAAGAGAGGCCTTTTAGTGTACCCGTACTTAGAAGTGTACTCTATGTATGTTGCGAGCCCAGGCGGGGCGACGCGGTTATTAAGGGAAACGCCTAAATCCTTTAATAAGGCCCTACACTATTTCAAATGTCCATAGTGTGTTCCCCAGTTCAGCGTCAGTTATATGAGTGCGCTTTACCCGTTTCCCATCCACGTACATGTGGATTTTGCCGCTGTCAAAAAGCAAGTAGTCCTCTTTTCCCCATTCTAAATTGCTGATCTTTACTTGAGTGTATGGCATTTGCCTCAGTAAATCCACTAGCCTCTCTGCTGCCTCTAAAAGCGTCATGCTGCCTCCTTATTTATAGCTTACTTCCCAGCTAAAGTCGTTTACGTCCTCAAGGGTCAAAAGTACATCAATAGGCTCCTTGTTTTTAACCGCGACCCATTTCCCGCAGTTGTCGAACATAAATTTGATCCCTGGTAAATTGGGGTGACTGGCCCATACAAATGTCTTATCCCTTTTTTCTACCTCCCTAAATGCATCCAGCATATTCATATTGCGCCTCCTACCATTTAGGAATCTTCTCTATGTCCCTTTTTCTTATTGTTTTTGGGTTGTCGAGCCATTGGGCTATTAAGAGCACTGTCTTCCTTGCGTCCCTCGTCACTTTGAACACTTCTTTTATCAGTTGGTCCAGGGCCGGAGAAAACGGGAGGCCAATTGTACGCTCCTGGCTGCCACGTTTTACCTTCAGTTGTAGTAACGAGTTCTCCTGATCTTGATACACCAACAACTTCTCGCCCGAGCCTATACGGATTTTTGCCAATTCTTCTTGCAAGTTCCTCCCTCCTCTTAATGTACTCGTGAATCATACATGCCCGTGAACCGCATGTAAGTTGGTTTGGATATGGATCGATCACTTCAAGGCCGCAGTGCGGGCATATGAATTTGTCGCGCACCAAAGGGCCTTTCTGCCTACAAGCCAAAGAGCAGTATTTTTTGCCGGGGTCATTTGTAATAAACAACCCCATACACCCCCTGCATCTCCTCACAAATGGACCATTTTTGAGGAACTGTATATTGTACTCTCCTGTACACTTGCGCGAACAAAACCTCGCCTTGCTCCAATAACTCGTAAACTCTTTGCCACAATTCTCGCACACATAAGTCTTGGGTTTTGATAACCTATGGGGGAAAGGCGCGCATTCATGAGAGCAGTATTTCTGTCCTTTGCGTGTTGGCTTAAAGACCCTCCTGCATGTTGGGCAAATAAGCTTCATGTTTAGTCTCCAAAAAGCGTGGTGGAGGCGTCCCACCTCGTCTCAAATTGGCCTACAGGCCCGTTTCTGTGTTTTAAGACATGAATTATGGCCTTGTCATCGGCGTGGCTTATGGCAAGGACCATATCAGCGTCCTGCTCCAAGGCTCCTGACTCCCTTAAATGATGCAATTGTGGCGCATCAGACGTTGCCATTCTATTCAATTGGCTTATGACTAAAAAAGGGACGGAAAAGCTCTTGCAAAGGAGCTTTAAGCCTCTACTTATGCTGCTAATTTGCTGCTCTCTGGGCAATTTTTTGTCCTCTGGCGGCATAAGCTGTAAATAGTCAATTACAATTAACTTTGGGGGCGTATTACAAAACAATTTTGTCAAATGGGCTCGTATGTCGTTCACGCCGCAAGGCGAGTCGCTAATAATGAGCTGTTTTTGTTGTATTGCCAACACCGCCTTATGCACTGCCTCCGCCTCATCCTCATTTTTGCGCCATTTTCCACTCCTCACATGCGTCAGAGAAACGCCAGACTCCATGCTCACGAGCCTCTGTACAAGCTGTTCAGCGCTCATTTCTAAGGAAAAAAACACCACCAGCGCGTCTTCAGCGATGTTGGATGCAATGCTTAAGCCCAACGCCGTTTTCCCGCAAGACGGCCTGCCAGCCAACAATACCAAATCGCCAGGCCACAGCCCCCCTAAAAACTCATCGTATTGCGCAATGTGCGTCTTGACAGGCCTTTTGCGCTTTTCCTCCACAAGCAGCCCCTCAGCTACGTCTCCCGCGTTTACAAGAGCGGTATCTGTCAAGTTGGCTAAGGAACTCGTCAGCCCAAGGAGCCTGTTCTCCGCCTCCTCGATTTCATTATCCGCCACGAGCTTTTTGCCGACGCTGTGCGTGAGCCAATGCGCAGTTTCGGCAATAAGCCGCTGTTTATACGCGGCCCTTAACAGCCTAAAAAGTCCTGGCAAATGACTTGGGACGCTTCCTACGTCCTGCAAGTGGCATAAATAATCAGTATTCACCAAATGGGAGTCGCCGTTGTCGCTCCAGCATTTGATAGTTCTGAGTGCGTTAATTAAACTTGGCGCGTCAGAGGCGTTTGCGGGCTTCGCCTTGAGAGCCTTTACCATTGCCCTCGTTTTCGGGTTGCAAAAAAGCGCTAAGGGCTCCCTGTAAAGTACATAAGCCGTTTCCGGGTAGAGGAGTATCGTCCCCACTACGCACTCCTCTGCGTGTATATTTGCGAGCTTGGTGAGCTTCGAGCTGCTCTCGGGTTCTGGGTTTGTCATGAGCCACTCTCCTATCTCTTTTCTTCATCGCCTCCACCAGGCAAAAATCAAACCAATACTCAGAGATCCAGACTTTGGGATGATGATTCATTTCTGCGCCTTTCTCCAAGCCCATCCATACATCCCATGCCTCTTTAATTAACTGCGGCTCATAACTGTTGTTTACCATTCTCCTTGTAAGCGTCACAAAAAAGTCCGTACCCCATGATGGCTTTATTTTGTATCTCGCCATGTAGGATTCTAGAATATAGTCCGTTATGCCCCTTATGACAGCCGGAGAATCCTCAATATAGCCACTCGCCATTAATCTACCCGCGATTTCCTGCATCCTTTCCTTGGGCATGTTCAATGCGCGAGTTTGAGTGAAGGCCAGAGCTATCCATACCCTCAACTCCTCCGCTGTGAGGCTTTCATCCCCCAGCATCCTTTTTACTACTTCAGGTTTTTGTAAATTGGTTTTGGCCTTTCCCATTCCTCTCCTCCTCTCACATCAGGGCTCAAGCCCCAAGCGCAATATGACATGGCTTTCGCCAAAGGATGATGAAGCACGTCCGAAATGGCGCGTTGATCCATAATCCAAGCGCATTGTGTGCAGTCAGAATGAAGGCTTAGGACCCTTGTATTCACGAGCTGCACCACTCTATTCAATCCCCTGTGAGCATCCTGCACGATTTTCGAGTCCACAGCCATCAACATAGCTACCGTGTCCCTATCCCTAAAATAGGGCCAATATGTCGAGGGATGCTCCCAGATTTCATTGCCAAAATAGTCCAAACCCTGCGAAAAATATTGTATGAGGCCGTCGGTTGCCGCGAGCATCACGTGAAGGTCACGCTCCGTTACATCAATCCAATACTCCTGAACCAGCATTGCGTCTTTTGCATCAACTGCCAGTTTCTGTATTGCGTCAAACGGCCCCGCGGCCTCATACAAAAATACTAGCCTTGCATCCGCCGTCTCGCCTCCCACCAAGAGCCAATGCTCAGACGTATCGTGCCGAGGGTCAGCCCACCCAATAGCCCCTACGATTCTCCTAAACTTCGGGGAATAGGGCGTGTTAAAAACTATATATCCTGTGGCATCTTCTCTCTCTGCTCGTCGCATTTTTCAACTTCTTTCATGACATCCTCAATCCATAGCAAAAACACCACAAACATGCCTATAGAGCCGCACAAAAGCCCTATTACAAAGCACAAAACCTCCATGTTACCCCTCTATTTCCCTCACCACGCGAGTGAGTTGCCGTAAAATGCAAATTACAGTGTCGTGTTCGTCAAACAGGTTGTAATATGTGTAGTGATCCGCTAAATTCGCCAAATCCTTGGCAATAGCTTTTAGCTCTTGTTTTATTACTGTCCCCTTATAGCGTAAAATGGCGTTTTCAAGGACCTGTTGGCCTATGGCAGAGCCGTTTTCTTTCATATACTCCTGCATCTCTGCGATGGTCGGTTCAGGAGTTTTTTTGCAGATATGCGCAGCTAATTCGCCTATCGGCTCTTTTTTCCTGCTCAACGCCCATTGCCAAAACTCTGTCAATTGTGCGACTCCGCCACGGAATTTAACAGGCCGTTGATGGTTCTAAGAGTGACAAACACATCGCACTCATCAAACAACACGACGCTGTTGTCAAAATAGATGGCTCCGCTATGATCCGTAAACACACATACTGCGCCTTCTGACCCGTCGTCCAATTTATACTTCAACTCGACCAGGGCTATTTCCGAGGCGTCCTCCCAGACGCCCTCGCCTGCTGCAAACAGTTGCTGCGCTATGGTCATCATGCTCCTTAATAAGCGGCCTTAACAAAGAGCCGCATCGCGGGCAGTCCATGTAATACACGCCATCTTCCGGCTGAGGGTATATTTTTTCGCACTCAAAGCAATACCATGTTATAGGCATGGTTACGCCTCATCCAGCGAAACCAACTCGTACCGGCCGTAATAGCCTCCATTTTGAGGCCGGAACCTTCCAACGCCCACAAATTTCCCCGCTTCCTCTATAACGCGAGACAATATCTCTTTGGTTATGATGTCGTCCAACACGTATATGGTAAGTTTCCCTTCCCAGTCAGAGATAGCAGGAAAGTGTTTTATCACCCGCGGTCCTTTACTGCCAGGTTTCCCATCTGCGGGAACCAAAAAGGTCTCTTTTATGATGTCATTAACAGTCTTATTCGTCACGAGATTCTCATTAATCATAATGCCAGCCACAATTTTTTTGGTGTATGTGGCTTTGCCGCTGCCCTTGATTTTAATATTGGCGTATTGCGCCCCGGATTCAAAAGAGCGCTTAAACGCCATGGCGGGGATAAAAATGCGGCCCTCTTTGTCTCTATCCATTCTCAGGTGCCAGCACCTTTCTTCATAGGCGTCCGGCTGCTCTCTCTCCAGCTTCGGTTCCGTGAGGTACTTGCTCTGGGAGTACGGCGAAACCGACCTCAAATGTGCAATATACGTTTTCATGTCACGCCTCCTTGTCTTGTGCTATAAACAATTTCAATGCGCCAACCGCATCCATACCTGGGCTAATCTGCGGCGCTATAACATCCAATCGTTTCTGGTCTGAGAAAAAAGAAATAACGCCGAGATAGGCAATGTTCGCCATGGCCTCTTGTTTTGCCACGGAAGTCAGACTGTCAGGCTCCCGTACGCAGCATTGCAGCGTAATGCGGCCCTTCCGCGCTGTAGTACGAATGCGTTTTATGTAGCGGCTTGAAGACATTGCGACATCTTCTGCGGATATCCGCTCCAGCCCTTTCCCCACGACAGCGTCAAAAAAACATGCCTTCGCTCAAAACAAGCAAATCCCGGGCTTTTTTAAGGGCTGCATAGCCTTTGGGATTCACGCTGGGGCGCACATCCATACCTGCGACGCCTCTTAGCTCATCCCACGTCAGCAAATCCCCTATTTTTGCCTCTTTCAACTTGTCATAGAGCGCTCTGCTTGTGATATTGAGTCTTGCAAGCGTATAGGCCAACTCCTCATCCATTTCACTGCCTCCTTTTTTTGTTGCCTAGCCTTGGCTTGTTATACCTTTTCGATTTTCGCCCTTTCTGGTCAAATCACGCCTGTCCCCGCCTGATTTGAGAACTGTTTATTGCCCCAGGTGGCCTTGCCTTGCCTTGCTGAAACTCGCCGTGCCCAGCTGATTCACACCTCTTTATGTCTGGTCATACTTGGCCATCCCTGTCTTTCCATGCCAATTCATGCTAAGTCACGCCGGTTCCCGCCTCGCGCAAAAAAAACTGTTTATTGCTTAAGTGAACCTTGCCTAGCCGTAACATGTCATGCCCGTCTATTTCTTGCTGAGTCTGGCTTAATCCGATCTTGTCTTGCCCTGACAAGTTGTGCCGCGCCACTTCAGGTGGTGTCGTGTCACATCGAGTCGCGCCGAGCCTAAACACTCCCATTTCTGCTGTGCCTCGCCTTGCTCATTCGAGTCCTGGCGCGCCGCTTCTCACCAAACCTCTCTTAGGGGATTTACACAAAACCCCCTCTTGAAATCCAATGTCAGCATCTCCCACGCTATAGCCAATGCAAACACGCCGTCATCAACACGCAGTTCCGACACCTTGTCTTTGGCCACTTGCACATATTTCTGCCGCTCTGGGTCCCAAATGAACCCTGCCAATTGCTCTAAAAGCGGTATCGACCTTAATAAAATATCGTCGTGCGCTATTGCCTCAGACAATCGCACAATTGCCGATTGTCGCGTTTTGGAGGACGTGGAATAGCCTATTCTTTTGCCTTCTCTCACGACTTTCTCGTCCACTATAAGCTCGTAGTACAAATTCGGATAACGTCGCATGTATGGGTACCGAGCCCTGTCGCCATGGCCGTGTTCCAATACCGCCAACACTGCCTGTCCAACAGCATTTCTTTCCACGCCCAACAAGGCAAATTTGTAATACGCACCCAGCAACCATAACACTACCCCAAAATCCGTGGGCTTTACTGTGTTGCTGCGATAGTGCGCCACCTGCTGCGGCGGTTGTTTCTTGAGCACCACGGCTTCACTATACGCTGCGCCTATACCCTCAGAGCAGTCTGCGCCTATGACGTATTCAGCGTCTTTCGTGGGATGCTCCCAAATTGAGAGAGGGCCAAATGCATCAGATACAATCTCAGGCGAAGGGACGGTGATTGATTTACTCCTGACATTCCCCACAATTAATGGCCTCTCCTGCTCCGCCCTCTTCATTTGAGGGGATATGACGGAGAGATCGAAAACATTAAGCCCCGTGGAGATAAAGGCGAGTTCGGGCGTCGCCGGATACTCTTGGTGAAATGTCGCCCACGACCCATTGCATTGGTCGAGCCTCACATTTCTTGCCCACAGTAATTGCCCGTCCGTAAGGCCGTGGGCGGCCTGAAAAGCTAATTCCTCTGAATCGAACTTCGGGTCTTCTTTTATAATTGAAGTGCAAAGGGGGTCGTCCTTCCACGAGAAGAAAAACGGCTCCCATATGGAGTCAGGAGATTGCGCCCTCTCCCAATAGTCATGAAACAGATTCAATCCCTGAGCTGTGGATTCTATGATATAGCAACTCATGTGCGTCATCTCTGGATCGGGCACTGTCTGGTTCAGGGCCGTCATCACGGTGTGCGCCTGTGGGTAAAAAGCCATTTCTGACGCGTGAACCCAGTTTATGGTCCACGATCGGCCTATCTCCTGGCCGCCAGCCGTGAACTGGTATAGCACGCTGCCATGAGGATGAGCCCATTCCATTTTAAACCTTGTGGCCTGTCCTACGAGGGGGCGCTTTTGGGATGGCGGCAGGTTGTTGTAAAATCGCTTTGTCATTTGATACACGTTCGCTGCGGCTTTTTCTGTATGCGCGAGCACAAGGCCTGTGGTATGGGGGAACGTGTGCAGGAGATAGAAAATTATGGCCTCGGCAACTGTGCTCATGCCCAATTGGCGAGATTTGAGTATAATAATCCTCGACGCTTTTTTGCGTTTGAGATTTTTCACCACATGCGCGCATATCTTTTTTTGGAACTTATTTAGGACAAACGGCTGAATGCCGCCCTGTTTGGGCTTGATGTACAGATTATGCTGAATCCATGGAACAAGCCCCTCTTCCCGCGCTGCCAAGGCAATGCCTTCCCTGGCCCTGTACACTCGGCGTTCGAGTTGCTCAATTTTATCTACGGTAATCTTTTTCAAGCTCGATCTCAATTGCTTGCACCCTGTTGCTCAAGCTTTGTTGAAAGGCCTCTTGAGATTCCTTCTCCATGATTCTGGCAAGCGAGTCAATCTGTTGCCGAATGAAGTTGGTCCTTCGGGCTACGCCAGGATCGTCTCCGCTGCTGGCGCACACAGCCAAATTAATAAGCGACAAGCGCTGCAAATCCTTATAGTCAAGCCTGTCCTGCTTCACCAAATCATCGATATACATGATCAGGCCTCGCAATAGCCTCTCAGCCCTTCGCAGAGAGGCTTCCGGCCCCTCCGGCTTCTCAATTAAGCTTTTCATGACAATTTACAGTAAAATCCTGCCAATAGGCCTAAATGGAAGGCGTCTATCTCATGCTGCGTCCTGCCCTCGAAGCCGTGAGCCCTTGCCACGAGAAGCGCTTCCTCCTTTGGGGCTCTGCCCTTGCACACATCCACCAAATCCGCTCCGCGACTATCACAAAAGCCCCGCAGCCTGCCTTTTAAGTACCCCAGGAACTCAAACAGCCGTTTCAGGCGCGAGGCGATCATCCTCGGCACGTGTTTGATGAACTCCTCAACAGCGATGGTCGTAATCACCTGTTTGTGCTTCTTCTCTAAGTCCTCTAGCCATATGAATAGCCGGTCCACCATGTCTTCGGTTTTGGCCCAAAAGCCCTTGATTTTATGGCGTGGATAGAAGGTTGTAGATACCGCGCCGCCGCCTACGAACGCGACTACTCCTGTGGCCCTCGAACCAGGATCAATGGCTATTTTCATCTTCCCCCTCAGAAATTTGGGCGGCAGCTTCTTGTGTGTGGAGTGAACTGAGAGGAGGGCGCTGCCACCCAAACTTTTGGCGCAACCTGTTCACGAGTTTCAGGAGCGCTATATCCGCTTGCCCCATGAGGTGCAATTCGTCATCTCCGCCTTGGTGCTCCACCAGACTGCGCAAAACGACCAGCCCGCTATGGATTTCCTTGATACCGCGTTCATACTGAGGAGCGAGTCGAGGCTTCAACATTTTTCCCTCCAAACACTTTTTTTGCTCCTGTGCGCCATGTGGCCATAGTGAGGAGCATTTGTCTCAGGTCCTTGTATTTTCCGGGCAACCTCGCAAGGGATGTTGCGCTTATATTCACTGCACGCGCTATATCCTCGACGGGTACGCCCTCGCTGAGCAAGGACCTCAGCACGAACAGCTTATCCACCTCTGTTTCGACCTTTTCGCGCCATCCATACGCCTTTGCGCCAATCGTCAAATCTCCATTCGCCTCGCACCACTGCCTTACCTTGTTCTCTATTGAGTCAATCATGGCCTTCAATTGCATAGCGGCGGTGTAAGCGTTTTTTACAATTGACACATCGAGCGCAGTTGTTTCAGGGCTGCTCAGCAATCTCCTGACGTCTCCGCCAAGGGCCGAAATCTCAGGAGATACACTTGCAGGCAAATGATGGGTAATTGGACAGGAGTCCAAAAAATAACATGGCGATCCGTACCAGTTCTCGCAATGAGGTCCAGGCGTGGGAACAGATGAGGCGTGTTGTACCTTGAGGATGCATTGCTGCAGGTAGTCCCATAAGTCTATAAATTCGCCGTCCTCCTTCACCCCATAAAGTGAGCCGGTGCGTTCATAGGCAAATACATCCCGCTCCCCCAGCCTTGGCCAGACTCTATGAAATTCAATCGTCGAATTGGGGGATACGAGCGTCGCAGCCAATGTGACGTAGCTCCGACGCTCGAAAAGGTCGTCTGTCTTGTAGGAGCCAAATTTGACATCCTCGACTATTATTTTCCCTGCATAGTCCATGAATCTATCCAGTATCCCCCGCAATACCCCACGCCGTTTTACGCGCACCCCCTTTCCATTGATTCTGATGTCATGCTCAAAGTATTGCCAGACAATTTTCTCCTTCTCAAAGGCATCCATGGCGATGGATGCAGCTAGGGCGTCTTTGTCGGCCTTATCTTTAAGCATGGAGAGGCAATCCCCCATATCGTACTCGCCCGTCAGCACTCCCCGTCTGAAGTCGTGGAGCGTGACCCCCATGGCTGCCGCCTTGCTCCTTGGGGGGCGAATGCCCCGGTCATATACCATTGACGCGTAAAATGGGCATGTCTCCCATACGGAAAAGCGGCTTTTGGAGAGCGGCAGGCGAGATTTCATTATTTCTCCTTTGGCTGGATGAAATGCTCTTTGATTAAGTCTCCCATGAGCTTTGTACGGGCCCATTCCGCAAGGGCTTTGGCGTCTTCTATCTCTTCAATCCTGCCCACGTCAAACTCCTTGCAGGCTTGCAACGCCGCGTACTCCTCGCCCTCTTCGGTGAGGCCCTTCCCTCTGTAGTACTCCATTATTTTTGCCCATTTATCAGTTGCCGTCTCTTGCAACTGCTTCGGGGGCTCCTGTTTGATGGTAATCACAGGCTCAGCCTGCTGCATTTCCTCCGGGGCGTACACTATAGAGCTCGATCCCTCATCCGTAAAAGTCCTTCGTAGCGCAACGGCCTGGGCGCATTTGTAAAGCATGTTTGCCGCCAATCCCCCCTTCCAAAAATCGTTGTCCCTTTGGTAAAAGGAAAGGTCCGCGGTGTATTCCTGTGGGGCGTCCCAGTCTGCGTGTCTTACTCTTGCCACGGCCCTGATTAGTATATGCCTTTCGTCATCAAAGAGCCGCAGCGGGATTTCAATGAGCTCCTTGGTCTGCTTATCCCTCACGATAAGCGTACCGGGCTCAAATCCCCGAAACTTACCCGTGCGTTCAGCCATTTTCAAGTGCCCAGTGATGGACACTATATAGACGACTCTTGGGTCTTTCCCCCCATACCTGACCGGCCTAATGTCCCCTGTAAGAGGATTGAGGCCGTTGCTCTGACAATATTGAGCAAACGCCTCAAACTCTAACGGATTCATAGCAATCCCGCAGGCAGATTTGATCAGCGCGGTCTGCCGGTTGTCCCATTTTGTCACTTCGCCCATCGTCTTCCTCCTGTCTGCTTCTTCCCCTTGGTTTGCGTTCTGAGCAGAACGCGCAGGTCAAAAGACTCCTCGGCGGCTTCCCTACTCATGAGTTTGTTCACGCTAGCCTCGTCAATCTTGTATTGACGCCTCTTGCCGGACTTGTAGGTCACACCACCCAGCTGCCCCTCAAGAAGTAACCTTCTCACGGTAGGGGAAGAAACCCCAAGCCGTTTAGCGGCTTCTGGAACGCTTAAAAGCATTCTGAAATCCCTTGGAAACCCTGGCGGTGAGGAAAACGTCCGCGGGAAGAAGCTCTACCCGCTTGGTTCTGAGATTATAAGCCTTCCGTTCTTGCCGCGGTTGCGGCCGGAACGTCACAAGCTTGGCGAGGGTAAGTTCTTTTCCTTCGAGCAGACGCTTCTTGGCCTCCTCGAAAAAGGCTTTTATGAGGGCGCGCGCCTGCGCCCGAGACATGTTAAATTTTGACACGTCAATGCCCTGTAAACACTTCTCCATTGTTTCCATGTTTTCCTCCCGTTGAAACAAAAAGTATGCTTTCTTGGGGGGCGGATCATATATAAGGTTTTTGTATTTGTCAAGAAAAAAATAGAAAACCAAGAAAACATCAAAGCAGTAGCTAAGCAGTAGCGCAGTATTAATGCGGCGTCTTCTTTAAGCCTACCCGGGAGCCGCTTGTCGCGACAAATCTTACAAAGGGGCAACGCCATGAAAAGGTGGTACGATGCTCCCCCCTCAAATTGAACAACGTCCTGCTGACGCGCCGCCGCCATCGCCTGCATTCATCAAGGCGGCCAAGGACTACGTATCCAAATTTTGCAAGGCTAGCTACGTATATGTCCAGCAAAAAGTCGATAAATGGCGGCTGTTAGAAGCGCTCTATTTATCGGAAATCGGCATCAAGGAGTGGCAGGAGTGGCGCAGCGCGCCCAAGGACAGCCAAGCCCGAAGAGATTATGCATTTCTCTCTGGGGAGGGAGACGCCGAGGCGACATCATGGCAGAGCAATTATCTATACTCGCCCGGATACATCGTCGATAATTTTACAGACACCACGTGGTCAAGCCTTTTCGCAGGCAACGAATATCTCGTCGTAAGCAATAAATCGGGGGGGGAGAACCCCACAGCCCAATTCCCTGCATCGTACAGAATACAGCAACTGCTGCTCGACCGACTTGAACGGGGCCTCATCCACCATCGCGTGTACGAGGCTGTGCAGAGCTTCGTCCTGTACGGCTCCGTGTACGCCAAGGTTTTTTGGTACTCAAAAACCGTGCCAGAGTGGCGATGGCTGTCCACTATTTTTGAAGATCGCCGCATTGAGACGGAAGATTTGGTCGTAGAGTGCCCAATCGTTCAGCAAATCCCACTCGACAAAATGCTTGTGGATCCCGCAGCCCTGCATAACGATATCCAGCGTTGGCGCGGTATAGGGCACCGGCAGGAGCGCACATGGAACGACTTGATGAACAATTTCAAACGCGGGCTATACAACCTCGGCCAGACTGAGTTCAAGCAGCGATGGCCCGAAGGGAATATTGGCAGCACGAATGTGGAGCAGGGGATTGGATACGACGCAGATAGGGACGTGGAGCCAGATAAGGAGCTGTGGCTGCAGGTGTGGGAGTGGCATGGCGCAGTCCCTATGGATGGGGACAGCGTCGAATGTTGCGCGACATTTGTAACCGACAGGGCCGCAGAGAGCGTTGACGACGGAGTTTTGGTGAGGCTCACCACCAGACCGCTATTGGACTGCGGGTTGCGTCCGTTCATCACTGCTGCGTTTATCCCGCGACCTGGCCCGTTTGGCATTGGGATCATTGAGCGCGAAGAGCACATAATCTATCAGCTTTCCCAGTTCATAGGGCAAGCGCAGGACAACGCCCGTCTCACGTCCAACGCGATGTTCCAAGTCCAAGTCGGTTCTCCGGCGTGGAAGACCCTCAAGAAGAACAACAACACAGTGCAGCCTGGGATGATATTCGAAGTCCTCGCCGGCGACGACTTGGGGCTGAGGCCGGTAGAGCTGCCTCCATTCCCATCCCAGACGATTAACGAAATGGTCCAATGGCTGGGAAACAATCTGGACAGAAGGACCACGGTCAGCGACATACGGCAGGGGCTATCGGAGACTCGCAAGACGGCCACAGAGGCCAATATCCTCCAAATGCAGGCCCAGCTCCCCATCCGGTCGAAAACCCTCTTATTCGCAAAAAATTTCCTCAAGCCTCTCTTTAACTTATCCCTCGCCATGCTGGCCCAATTCGGCAGTCCGCAACAGACCGTGACAATAAAAGACTCCTCGGGAAGGGACATCCCATTGGTGATTACCAAGGAGGAGCTCCAAAACGACAGGTGGGAAGTCCAGCCTACTGTTGTAAAGCAGGATGCCACGAACATCGCCAAGGCGCAGAGCATTGAACGCGTGCTCCCAAACCTCGCCCATCTGCAGCCGCTGTTGGCTCAAGAAGGATCGGCCATCAGCTTCACCGAGCTTGCGCGGCAATATGTGGAACTGCTGGGTATTGAAAACGCAGACCGCGTAGTCACCGTGATGTCGCCTGAGCAGCGGCAGATGATGCAGAGCCCGCCTCCCGGGAACCAGGCCCCGACGCCCGCCCCTCCAAATCCGCACAGCCCTCCAGTTGCGCCCCAGGGAGCCATACCTCCGGGGCCTGGGGGGCCTCCACAAGGGATGCCTCCTCCCGGCGGCCCCCCTTTTTTCAACATCCCCCGCCCGAGGCCGCCGCTGTTGCAAAATGGCGGGCCTCTCGGAAACGAGCCCAGCAATACCAACGCATTGGCGCAATTCCTTCAACTTCAAGCGCTTTCTCAACAGGGAGGCATGTTTAGGCGATGAAGTATTGGATGAGTTGGAGGCAATGGCAAACATGGACAGAAGGCGATGAGCTGGCAGATGAGCACGAGCTCATGATGAGCATGAGGGGGCTCACAGACCACAGGAAGGTCACGGAATTTATCGAGCTCTTCAAGGCCCTCATCGAGCGGAAATTATTCGAGGAAGTGACACAAACCATGCATAACCCCAGGCGCGATCAGCGCAGTTATCCTGAGGCTCTTTATGAACTGTCAAGAGTTCTTAACACTTTACTTTTGCGAGGCAAGCAATGAACGATCCCAGCGTGAACACTGAAGCGGCGGTAAATATCCCGCCTGATATGCAACAGGCGACGCCCATTAAGGAAGTCGCGCCAAACGAACTTCAGACGCCTGATGAGGCGGCCATTCAAGCCGTAAGAGAGGCGAAAATCCCTCCTCCGCAAAAAAAGATTCTAGGAGAGTTTGATTCCGAGGAGGAGGCGATAAAAGCGTTTACTACGCTCAAGAACTTCGCCCAACAGCAACTCGCGATGGAGCAACAGAAAGCGGCCATGGAAGAGGCTCAGCGAAGGGCGGCTTTCGAGAGGATTCAGCAACTGCCCACTGCGGACCGTCCGGTCACAGACGACGAAGTCCAAATTTTGAAAGACTACGTCCAGGCCGTGAACGAGAAGCAATATGACAAAGCCCTGCTGGTACTGAAGCGGGGCATAGAAGAGAAAACCGCGCGAGATGCAGCAGTGCTTGCCCAGGCTGTGGTGAAACAGGAATTAGAGCGGGCGGTTGCGCCTCATCGCGCCAAACAACAGTTATTAGAAAACCAGGCCCTCAGCGACCTCCACCCGATTGCGGATCACGCCGTGTGGCTTGCCGAACATTTGGGGCAGCTTGGCATTCCCAAAAAGACGGTGGCAGGGTTTTTGAGGGAGGTTGGGAAACAATACGCTGCGCACAATTTTACGCGATCAGCTCCAGGGGGACAGTGGGAGGAGCCCAGCAATAGTTGGGCCGACCTCGATGGCAAAGACTTTGACATCGCAGCCGAGGCGTTTTGGAATAAACAATTCGGCATCAAGTAAAAGGAGTTGACGTAAATGACTGCATTTGCAACACAATCTGACTTTATGAAGCTTTGGACGCAGTCCGGGCAGGAGGCTGAGCGCAAGCTGCAGAAATTCCTGCTCAAAGGTCTAGATACCATCGTCCAGGCCGGCTCAGACGTCCTGAGCAAGATAAAAGTGGGTGAGACCATCGCGACGCCTGTGGTGCGGTGGATGGAGGAAATCGCTTACCCGACGGCGGTCACCGCCCAGTGGAACGGGACCACGTCGCTCACATTCTCTGGATACCTCTTCAATGCAGCGGTCTCCACCGAATCCTTGAGAAAGGTGATTCGCGTTGGGACCATCCTTGAGCGGCAATCCGACGGGCTGCAATTGAAAGTATCCAGCGTATCAGGGATCGACGACGGCTCTCCGTACGTGGCGACTGTGGGAACCTATGGGAACACGACAGGATCGGCAGACAGCTCCGCCACGACTTATGAAATTATTTCAGAGGTCTGGTCGGACTACAAGGATGCGGACGAGACCCGCTCGCTGGATAGGTACTTCCGCGAAGTGGGAACCCAAATTCACGCCGAGACCTTTGAAATCCCCAAGACCCGCAAAAACACCAAGTATGAAATCGTGGGCGACGAGGTGGAGCACCAGATCACGGCTCTGCTGGAAAAAATGAGACGGCAGATTGCATACGCCGTGCTGCGATCGCGCCCCTACTACAGCTCAGGCTACAAATACGGCAACGCCACTGAAGAATCCACCATGTGCGGAATCTGCACGTGGCCAAGCATTGTGCAGTCTGAGATGGCGAATACCGCGGTGTATGTGAACAACGGCGGGGCTGAAATCACCAAAGAGGCGCTCGACGACCTCGTCCGTAACATGTGGTTGACGGAGCATTCCGATTTTAACACCGGGACGTGGTACATCATCTGCCACCCGCTCGTTCATAAGTACATCCATGACTTTGATATTTCTTTCCGTCAAATGGAGTACACAAACAAAAATGTTGGCGTCGCGGTGGACACCTTTGATGCGAAGATTGGCAAGCGCTTCCCCATTATAAGCGATCGGTACATGGCTCCGCATCAGCTCATTGTAGCAGATTTGTCCAAAATGTACTACGGGTACTATCAGGACGACCAGCTTGATAGGAAGGAACTCGCGACTCAGGGCCGATATCAAAGATGGCTCATCTCCTTCCAGACCTACGGCGTCGTGGTGCGGAAGCCGCGCCAGAGCATAGGCATGATTTACAATCTTGCCTACTCATAAAAAAGGGGGAAATAGATGATTTTCTTCACGACTGGGTTGCCCAGACCGGTCACGTTTAGCGCGAGCGCTACCCTGAAAGCCAAGCATTTTGCTGTGGAACAGTTGTTGGTCGCCAGCGCAGCTGGGATCACGCTGACGCTGCCAACTCCTATTCGAGAGCTCTCAGGCAAGGCCTCGTACATTGTCAATTCGTCTTCAGGCAAGATCACCCTTTCTGGGGCTTTTAACAGTTCTCGGACGGCTGAAACGCTGGAGCCGGGCTCGTCTGCCATCTTGGTGATACTGCCCACGAGCGCATCAACCCTTAAATGGCACATACTGGG